GGGTGTTCTCTTTAGCTACTCCTGCGCTAAATGGCGTAGTTGACACTGATGTGATGTTATTTAGGATTGCGCTTTCTCCAAGACCGTTGAAGCCGATTGCTCGTGCTGCAAAAGTGATATCAGCTGCTGCTGCTTGAACTACTTGAAACGCTACCGTTCCTGATAAGTTCGATGGTTTAGTAAACATAACTTTTTGTATTAAGTGAGTAATAAATTTCTATTCAAGAACAAAAGTATAGCAATTTTCTTACATCCAATCTATTTATATATATTTTTTCTTAACAATCAATCGATACCCTGTTGATGCGTCACACTCATACCTTGAGACGAGCTTCTTTTTCTTCTCGTCATCTACCCTTGTAGGCATTATGTTTGGATAACAAAGGCGAGCAATATACGCATAGGTCACTGCATCAATCAAGTCATCGAAATGTAGCCTGGTGCTTGGCTCGAAGGTGTGCCCCTTAAGGGTTTTCTTCTTTACGAATGTTCTCAACTGTTGCCATACCTCTTCGATATGAATGTTGTCTCCATAAGCACTAAACATCTCGTAGGTCTTGTTGGTAATCTTGTCCTTGTTTGCGGCCCTCTTGTTGATTCCAATGTCGTTTCCTCCAAGTTGGAGGTAAGAAGGTAGCTCGTGCTTCACCACAAATCCATAGTGTAGATTGAAGGACTCTTTAAGATTATAGTATTCGCTTCCTATGTTTGACTCGAGAAGCTCCTTGATGCTTATGTCATAGAATATCCCAAGGCATATCGACTGCACGAAGCATTGCCTGTAGTCCTCAACCCTAAAGTTAACGGTGGCTGATATTGTGTTTTCTTCTGCATCCCAGATAGCTGAAGCAAACTTTGAGTGCCCAGACTTTGAGGCGATTGGGTCAGTGCCTTGGTAGTATCTGTTTCTCGACATTTCGTCAGGCATCTGATAGATACACACGGCAGCAGAAAAGATAGCATCATCGGCAACCGGCACGAATGTCGCCCCTACAATAGCAAAAGGCACAGGATAGTTGTCTGGCATCTTCCTTCCTTCATCAAAGATAGGCTCGAAGTATCCCCACGAAAAGGTCTTTTCTGCTTGAATACGCTCAATATTGGCTATAATTTGCTCATAAGGAATAATGGTTTCACTATTACGAACGAACATATCATCTATGTTTCTTGGGAAGTGTTGTCTAAACCTGATCAAAGACTTGGCATGGTCGCCACCTTTCTTGTACAGGTAGTATTGTTCTTGTCTTTTTAGCTCCTCTTCGTTCATCCCCTCCTTAGCAAAGGTGTCGAAGAAGAGAGGGATTATCCCAACCGAGTAGTCATCGTCAGCGAACTTGTCAAGCAAAGCCCTAAACATATTCTCGAACGCATCGCTTCCTTCTTGTGCTCCTGCTGTACCCCAAGCTACTATCTGCCTCTTCATCTCTAGCTTCTTGGTGACTGGGTTAAACCAGAACAGCGTAGGTCTGCCCTCATCCATAATCTCCTGTAGTATATCTACGTTACCTGCCTCGTCTATGAGTACAAGGTTTGGGCTTCCTCCGTTGATTGCGGTGACCGTAGGAGACATAATACTAATCTTTGAGTCCGCACCCTCCAATGAACCCTTCTTGCCCTTATACGCAAAGCGTAGTAGGTTGTCCCTGTCGTTGCTTACGCTTGGCTTCATCCATGGTGGCAAGTGAAAGAATGGGAACTTAAGCTTATCTGTAAATATCTCTGTTACTTTCTCTAGGCTCTCGCAGATAAACTTAACGAAGTACCCTCTCTGGCACATCGTTCGTTTCATTGATATGGGAAGTATGACTGATGTTGCCCCTATCTGCCTGGGCTTTCCAATAAGAAGATTGAAGTGGTTGTCGAACAAGAAGCATACGATAGCCTGTGCCTCAAACGCCTCTGGGTTTGTGAATCCTGTAGGGGAGTCTCCCTCTTTTAGTAGCACGTATCTATTGAAGAAGTACAACGAGTTGTCGCTGATCTTCCTTTTCTCCTTCTTCGCTATTCTAATTAGCTCTTCCCTGGAACCTCCGAAATCAATTTTATCACTAGTCCATCTCTTTGCTTGAGCCTTGTATCGTTCGAATGGGGCGTAGGCTGTCCGCTTCTGAAACCCTGCATTGATGCTTTTGACCCAGGCAACGAGTTCTTTGTCAAAGGTGATATCGCCCTCCCTTTTGACAAGCCATTCTGCACGTGTGTCTTCTTCCTTTTGTAGTTCGATATCTGCTTCCATAGTTCTGTTATTTTTACTGCTTCTCTTCTAAAGAGTATATATTTTTCGTTGACCACAACAAATAGGCAAGAGGCTATGCCGTCATCAAACTTGGTTGTGTCAACAAGCCCCTCATTAATCTTTCCCTTAAAGCGCACGAGGGTCATGTTCTTTTCCTTGGCTGCCTTGTGTACCGAGATGAACTCGACACCACTATCCATCACCTCTCTAAACGGTATCTCCATTAGTTTAAGAACCACTCTATTAGTGCGGCTTTGTTCTTCAAAAGGGTGTTGTCCTCCACACGACAAGATAGTCTAAGGTTGCCCATGTCGTACCTCACCATGTACCCATTGGTCTTACAATGAGAGCATGATGTCACACGCTTTGCGTCTTTGAACTCAAGTTCAAGGGGCATCGTACACCCTTTCCGTATGAGGAAGCTAATAGTCATATATCAAAAATAAGCTATTATGTTCTTGATAGCTTCTCTTTGATTTCAAGCAGAAGCTTAATGTCCATCTTTGTTTGCTCAAGCAACTCCTTCCTTTTTTCGTGAGTCACCGGTAGTTGCATCAGCATTTGTAAGGTGCTCTCGCACCTTCGTATGCTTCCATTTAGCTCTTTAAGTGTTTGGTCTTTTTTCATATTGGTCTGTTAATAACTTTTTTACGTAGCTCCATCATATAGTCAATACTATCCTCTGTGTTTTTTACAAAGCCCTTCTTGTTGGGGTTGTATATAGACATCCTGCTAAAGTTGCCAAGCGTGTCGTTAAGAATCTGAATGTCCTCTTCGATAATCTTAATGAGTTCCTTTCTCCTAGAATCTTTGTCCATCGGAAGTTATGTTTTTAAAGGTTGGTATTTGCGGTATAAACTCTAATCTAAATCGTGCTGTTCCTATGTTCCTGCCCTTGTCTAGGATCAGCTCAGCCTTTCCAAGAGCGTCTGTTCCATCATCAAAGGTATTGATATTATAATAATCTGGTCTAAACAAAAGCAACACGTTGTCTGCGGCCTCCTCAATCTGTCCACTCCCACGTAGGCGAGACATCTTAGGCGCAGGGTTTCCTCCCTCCCCACGATTGAGTTGGCACAATAGGACTATTGAGATGTTGTTCTCCTTAGCAAAAGCCTTAAGCATCCTACATACATCTGCCACATTTTGCTCTGTGGTCTGCCCTTTCACGTAGTTGGTAATCATCTGTAGGTAGTCTATCACAAACACCTTACACCCAAAGCGTGCAATGAAGTAGCGCATCTTAGATATGATAGACTGAATCTTCGTGTCTCTTGTTGGGTCGATATGAATCTTATTGTTGGTGATAGCACCTAGCTTCTTGTTAAGCTCTGGGAAGGTGACATTGCCTGAAAGAATGTTCTTCGATGGAATGTCTGTGTCCATGCCGATAAGTCGTGCTGTAATTTGTAGCATACTCATCTCAAGGGAGAAGACTCCAACGTCTGTGGCTGATTGTATAGCCATGTTATATGCCATTGTTAGAGCAAGAGTGGTCTTACCTTGGCTTGTTGTTGCTGCTATAATTGTGAGGTCCGAAGGTTGTAGCCCCCCAGAGAACTCATCAAAGTCTGTGAATCCTGTAGGTGTTCCTGTTATCTTCTTCCCTGCCTGTATGTTCTCCACGTGGGTAAACACATCCTTCACGTGGTCAATCATTGGCTTGTAGTCGCTACGTTGTTTAGATAGCCCCATTAGTGAGTTGTGTAGCACCTTCTCAAAGTCGTCAAGGCTATCCTTGGTAATTAGATTATTAAGGTCTTGCACCGCCTTCTCGCAATACGTTCTCTTGGCTCGATGTTCTAGGTGCTCAAGCCACGACTCAAAGTCCACGCTAAAGTCTACGCTTTTTGTAAGCGAACCAATAAGATTAAAAGCGTCTTGCCTTCCTTCAAGCCCCCTGCTTATAGTAATCATGTTAGGCTTGCCACCCTCTGAGACCACCTTTAGGTATGCCTCCCATACATCTTGATGCTCTTGAAACAAATCCGAAGTAAGCCTTGGTGCGTGGCTATAATATAGCTTAGGGTCTGCAATGAGATACCCAAGCACCTGCTCCTCTGGTTTGTTGTATAGTGTTAAAGCCATTATCTTGTATATGTGTTAAAGGTTGGTTTGTGTTAGGGGTTATTCTTTCTCCTGGTTTTTTTAGTGTATAAGAATATAAATTCACATCCATGTCTGGGGCAAAACTTTGTCCCTGTATCTTGTGGTGCTGTTATATATACGGTCCTAACCTCTATTACCCTTTGCGTGCAGCTACAGTGTCCAATCAAAATGATAGCCGAAACAAACACGATGCCCAACCATCCCCACGCCTTCCCGTATATTATATCCCTCCTATTCATTTAATTGTATTTAATTCTTAGCTCCAAACAAAGGTGGTGGTGCTTTATCTACTCTTGCCTGCTTGCCACTACTTAGGGTCTCCATGCTAAAGGTCGACTTCTCCCAAGTCCTGACTGATGCCTTCCAATCCTTCATTGGATTTCTACCAACCTTCCATCCATTGCTTTCGTAATGGCTCAGCCACTTCTCGGCATCCACTTGGTTCTTTCTTTCTTTGCAATAGTCTTTTAGGTCATCAATAGTGGGTGGGGAAAATTTTGATTTTGACACTCCCTTTGTATTAGTATTTACATTTTCATTTTCATTTTCCATATGGTCGACCATATGGTTGCCCATATGGGGCTTCATATGAGAGATTTTACTTAAGTTCTTTCTTCTGCTAGCAGTAAAGTTCTTCCTCTTATCTTGCTCATACTCAAGCTTTTTGTTATAATACAAACCTTTATCATCAATCTCGAACTTCGATTTTAGCTTGTTTTCCCACATACCCTCAAAATCAGAGCCTAATATAGCTTTCACATCTTCAAGGCTCATGTGTCCTTTGTTGAATTGACACACCAATAAATCCATATAAGCACCTTTATGGTTACGGTCAAAGGTGAGTGTACCGCCAAGCCAGTCGCCAGGATAGAAAAGAAATGCAGGGTCTTTCGCCATTATAAAATATTTTGATTAATGATTAGAGATGGTCAGGAACAAGGTCACAAGAGAAACTATAAGTGCTATAGTCCCAACCCAAGCAGCGTATTCTGATAGTCTACTATGCCTCCTCATTCGTCTGTATCTCTATGAGTATGTTCTTTAGCTTACCGACAAGCGACCTTCGTGACTCGCTTCTCTCCTTGATTACCTCAATGGACTCGGTGATTATCTTGCCCACCACCACGGTGTCAAGGTTCTTGAGCTTGCCAT